CATCACTTAATTGAATAGGCTCTATTGTAGCAGCAGTTGCAGCATCATCGTTAAAAGATAAAATGAACTTTCCACTATTAGAACTTCCACTAAACTTTTGATAAATTCTATTTTCTATTAATTGTCTTTGCTCTGGGTCTGGAGTTCCGTTATTAAAGTTAATTAACATACTTGGCGCAAGACCATTCATAATGTTATTTAAATGATAGTTAGAAATCTCCTCCTCTAATTCTGCATATTGCAAACCACCTTGATAATCAACTGGAGAATAATATTTAAATCCAGCTTTATAAGGTTTAATGTAATATATCTGAATAGGTGCATTACCATAACCAAACGCTTCTATTCTTACAAGTTTGTCGTTCTTTTTATAATTAGACCAATCTGGATGCATATAATATGCTTCAATTTCTCCTTTTTCATTACACTTTTCAGCACGTAAAGTTTCAACTGGTATATGCTCAACTCTTGCAATACTTTTTCTGTCTTTGGAATAGATAACTTGCATAGCACAATTACCCATTAACTTTAAATCAGATGATAATCTTCTTACACAATCATCGTGAAATAAGGTAATCATTTTAGCATAAGCCTCTGGCTTTCTTGCAGAATCAGTTGCATCTAATCCTTTTCCAAATATCATTTCAGACATACCATTGATAATAGCGTTATTTGTAGCACTACCATTATATCTGTCAATTAGAAACTGAAAATAATTGTTATCATCTCCATAAGCAACAAAGTTATCTGTTTTTGTTTCAGTAATCTTTGGACTTGTGTATGTAGATAAATTTAAAACTCTTAATTCGTTCATATTATAAAATTATAAAATCGTTGTTACCAGATTTACTTACATATTCATCCTTATTTACAGAATAGTAATTGTTTGTATCTTGGTCTATTGTTTGGTCTGTACAAAATATTTTATCTAAATAGATAATATCACTACCAGATAAAATTGTTAAATCGTAAAAATGCCCCTCTACTAAACTAAAAGCATAAGAAATAACCATATAATCTTTATCTGTTGTAGTAGATACAGTTGCTGTTGTAACCTCGTTTGTACTGTCATCTCTTAACTTTAAAGTAACAGTTGAAACGTATTCTCTAGGAATTATTTTTAAGGTTTGGTCACTAGTAGATGTCGTTAATACTTTCATACTTATATATAGTCAATACTTTTATTTTTTGTATATAAAAAAAAGGGTATGAATTAACATACCCCTTTAAAACCAATTCAGAAAAAGAATTATGCAGTTGGGTCTATCTGTGTAGCAGATACATCAGCAGTAATAACCGCAGGAGTTACAAAATAAGGAGGTGCAGTTTCTTGAGCAACAATTGTCAAAGAATATCCACTTAAATCTCCCATAGCAGCACCAGTAGCAATTGAACCACCAGTTACTTCTGCTCCGTGTTCCAAACCTACTAAAAAGTAGTTCCCATTGTAATCTTCAATAGCAACGTGAGGTCTTGCGTGAGTTATTAATTTCAACTGTTCTTGAGTTGCCTTATCTTGGAAAGTTAAAGACATTGTAACTGTACTTTCGTAAAAAGTAGTTCCGTTTTCTCTTGAAGAGTTAATTGCGGTTTCTAAAGATGAAGCACCTTTTACTTCAAATTTAAACCAATCTGGAGTTCCTGCAAAAGCAGTAATTTCTCCAGCAACGATTGTAGCAGCACCTAAATCTCCATAGTCAGCAAAGAAAATATTCTTAATACCACCTACTGCTGATTTACAAGGTACTTTTCTACCAGATGTTAATGAACAAGCCATAGTTATATATTTTTTTTAAATAAAAAAGGGTAGGCTATTTTACCCACCCTTTTAAATGATTAATAATTAATGATTAAGAATAAAATACGATATCAGAACCGAATACGTGTTGAACACCAGCAGTAAATCTCATAACTACTCTTACATTTTGTGAACCATCGATATCTGACATATCAATTACTTTCACTTCGTTTTGGTCGCTTAAGATACCAGTTCCAAAATATAAGTTAGATTTTTGAGCTAAAATCATTTTGTTAGATGCCAATCCTTTTGCTACGAAAATGTTAATTCCTTCAAAAGATAATCCACCACCATTGTACCATTGTGTTCCTTTGTTGTCAACACCATTAGCACCGATTGTAGCAGCAAATCCACCTAAAGCACGAATGTACGCTTGAGCAACATTTTGAGAAACATAAAGAGTTAAATCTTCTTGTCCTAAAATTGCAGGAGCATTAGCAACGGCTGAATCAACAACTTTACCCATTTCAGCAATTACATTTGCAGAAGTTACAGTAGTTCCTACAACATCGTTTACAGTAGCATCAGCAGTCAATTTTACAGTAAATCCATCAAATTGTCCACTTGTAGCGGTTGAACCAGCCCAGATGTTTTTCTCTGTTCTATCAGCAACTTTAGAAGCTACGTGAGCAATAACGAATTCAGCAAAACTTGGTGCTAAATTATCAAATGCAGAATAACCCATTTGAGCAGCTTCCCAAGATGCGTGTAAGTCTTTTTTACATAACTGTAAGTTTACTTGAAATTCTTCTGGAATTAAGATAGCTTCTGTTAATGTTAAAGTACCAGCATCAGTTACGAAATCACAAGATGCATCTTTTACGATATCATCAGTTGCTCCTTTTTGAATAACACTTTTAAATTTTACGTTTGGCAAGATTGAAATTGCCCCAGCATCTAAAGTAGAAGCTGATAATAATGCAGCAGCGATATACTTACCGCTAAATTCACCTGCATAAGTTGTAGTTAAAGATACACTCATTTTTTTTGATTTTTAATTTTAGTTATTATAATTTGTTTAGTTTTCCCATTACTCTATCCATAGTAGATTGAGGTCTTTTAGAAGCTATATTAAATTTTACTTCTGTTTTTTGTAATTGAGCATTTGTGTTAATTGGCTCAACTGCTGGTTGTGATAATTCAGCTAAAACTTCTTTTGGTAATTGAGAAGATAATTCTTCTTTTACTTCAGATGGTTCTTCTTCTTTTTTAGGCTCTAACATTGCTCTGATTTCTTCAATCATAGATTTAACCTCTGCAAGTTCTTCTTTAGTAGCGTAACCCATTTCCTCTTTTTCTTCTTCTTTAGCTTCTACTTCAATTTCTACTTCTGGTGCTTCTTCGCTTTCCATTGATTTAACCTCATTGATTAAACCCTCTTCTTCGATTACTACAACCATTCCGTTTTCTAATTCATATTCGCCAATTGGTAATGCAATTCTTTCATCTTCTGTTACAATGAAGATTTCATTTCCAGCTTCAAACTTCTCTGCTTCTAAAACAGTTCCGTTTTCTAGTTTCATTTGCTCAAGTTTCACTTCCATTCCTAAAAGTGTTTTAACTTGATTTAATAATTCATTTGATTTCATATTTATATATAGTGTTTAATTAATTAATTTGCATTTTCGGTAGTTGTAGATGTTTGTCCTATTCCTTGTGCTTGTAAACTACCATCGCAGCATTTTGTAGAATAGGTATTATTTTTACACAAACAACCTCTTTTACTACCTTGAGGACTTGTTCTACTTGGTGTTTTAAATATGTTTTTCATCTTCCTTGACCTTTGTATGGTTTCTTATAATTAGCACTTGATTTAGAAACAGATGTTTTGCTTTTAGCGTGAACACCTTTTCTACTTACAGTTGGTTTTTCGTAAACTAAAACGTTTGGTTGTTTAGCCATTTGCTTTAATTTTAGATTCTGCCCAACTCTTTGCTGATTTACCGCCCCATAATAAATAACTTATGTAACCACAACTTTCAGTATCTCCAGCCTCGTAATAAACCTCCGCTCTACTTAAATATGAAAACATCCTTTTAATAGTTTCCATACTGATTGGTTTGCCTTGTGCTAATTGTTGTGCTCTAACCTTTCCAACTTGAGTTGCACATTTATTGTTTACTTTCTCGTTTAATTCAATACCCCTTTTAGCATTGTTAGAAACTGATTCTGGATAATCACTAAAACTTTCCATTTCAGTTCTTTTACCTTTCTTTAATCTTTTATCAGTTTTAATAATTGCTTTTACTTGTGATAATAAATATTCAGCTTCTGCTTCTTCAATAGCACTTAATTCAGCTTGTAGGTCTTTAATAGGTTCTTTTGGTCTTTCTACTTTATCAACAAAATACCCTTCTATACTAAAGCCTTTTACTTTTCCAGTTTTAACATAATCATTCCAAACTTCTGAATTGTTTACTTTTACTGCACCCATCCAAGTGCCTACTGGTACATTCATTCCGTACTTTCTTGACTTATCGTGTACCTCATCTTCAACTATCCAACTTTCAACTAAACTTAAACCGCTCAATTCGTATTGGTGTTCTAAAGTAGAGTTGTTTTGGTTTCCTTTCATTAGATACATTTGAGATGCTTTCTCTACCGTTTCTTTTGAGAAATAAATATAATATTCTTCATCTCCACTCTTTCTATAAATAGGTTTGTTTGGAATTAATAAAGCACCTAAAAGAATCTGTTTATCTTTATTTAGTTCTTTTAATTCTACAAGTTCACTATTTAAAGCAACAAAGTCTTCTTCAATGGCTGGATTTTCTACAACACTAATTGCTTCAATACCTATTGATTCTTCTTGCTCATCTAGAATTAATTCTATTATGTTAAACATATTTAAAAATTTTATTTTTGCATTTGCCTCTTTTAATAACTTCGTTCCTAACAAGTACACTCATAGTAGAACCAGAAACCCCATAATATTTAGCTGCTTCAGAAACCTTTTCAAAATGCATTTTAGTTGTTAATTCTATAATTGATTTTTTTGAGTTGGTTCTACCCTTCATTTTATTAGAAATCTTTTCTTTTGTTTCTTCACTTTGGGTTTTTCCATACATAGGATTATTAATACCACTCTTATCATAATCAAGATGATGAAATCTTTTGCCCTTTCTATAATTGGATATTGACTTACCTCTCTTGTTTTTTATTTCATCAGTATTGCAATGTTCCCAACCTCCAACTGCAGAATTTTTTAAGTTATAAAAATTGTCATCATTATCTACATCATATATTTTTAGTAATTTATCTTCTACTTCTAAA